GCAACATCAGCCCCACCGACACGCCGTTCATGACCTCGGCCGGCAAGGGCGACAAAGTGGACAATACCTTTTTCGAGTGGCAGACCGATGCGCTCGCCACTCCGGACCTGACCAACGCCAAGCTCGAAGGCGAGGACTACGATTCGGTGGGGCTGCAGCAGTCGACGCCGACGGTGCGGCTGGGCAACTACGTCCAGATCAGCTCCAAGAGCGCCATCGTTTCCGGCACCAACGACGCGACCAAGAAAGCCGGCCGCTCGAAAGAGATGCCCTACCAGATGGCCAAGCGCGCGGCCGAACTGAAGCGCGACCAGGAGTCAATCCTGTTGAACAACCAGGCGGCGGTGGCGGGGAGCTCGACGGTGGCCCGGACCACGGCGGCGCTGCTGGCGTTCCTGAAGACGAACGTGAGCTTTGGCGCCGCGCCCGGCGCCAATCCGGTATATACCACCGTGCCTACCGCCGTGCGGGTGGATGGCGTCCAGCGGGCGTTCACCGAAACGCTGCTTAAAACGGTGGTGCAGATGTGCTACACCGCCGGCGGCAACCCCGACACGATCATGCTGGGGCCGGCGCAGAAGCAGGTCTTCAGCACCTTCGCCGGCATCGCCGCGCAGCGCTTTAACGCCGAGGGCGCCAAGGCTTCGACGGTGATCGGCGCGGCCGATATCTACGTCAGCGATTTCGGCAACCTGGCGGCGGTCCCCAACCGCTTCCAGCGGAACCGGGATGCGTTCCTGCTGGACGACGAGTTCTACGAACTGCGGTATCTGCGCGACTACCGGACCTCGGACCTGGCCAAAACCGGCGACGCGGACAAGAAGTTGCTGCTGGCCGAGTATGGCCTGTGCGTCAAAAACGAAGCCGCCCTGGGCCTGGTCGCCGACTTGACCTGATCCCTCCATCTAACGGGGGCCTCCAACACGGCCCCCGCCCTTTTCCCCACTTAGAGGCTGTATGGATACGCACCTTATAAACGAAAATCTCGAGGCGGGCAAGGCCGAGTTGCATCACTACGATGAAGCCGCCGGCCTTGCCTATATCGAACAGGTGCAGGATTGCACCGAAATCGTGGAGGCCAACCGGGAGCTCTATAACCTGTCCGACGGCATCCCGCGGTTTGGCGACGGCAAGCGGGTGGCCTCGATTCCGATGGTGATCTACATGGAGCTGGTGCGGCAGGGAATCACCAAGGACCAGAAGAAGTTTAGACAGTGGCTTAACGATCCCGATAACCGCGCTTTTCGAACTTTGCCGGGGGTCCTCTAACCATGGCGATCGGGACCTACAGCGAGTTGCAGGCGGCCGTGGCCGGTTGGCTCAACCGGACGGATCTCACGGCCCGCATTCCGGAGTTTATTGCCGTCGGCGAGGCTAAGATCAACCGCAAGTTGCGGACGATCGAGCAATACACGGCGGCCGATGTCACCGTCAACGACGAGTACCTGGACGTGCCGGCCGATTGGGCGCAGACGGCCAACATCGCGCACGATTCCGACGAGGGCGGCGAGATTGAGTACGTGACGCCGCAGCAGTTCGTGGAAAAGCGCCGCTGCCACCCGCCCGCCGGGAGGCCCAGATATTACACGCTGGAAGGCCGCCGGATGCGCTTTGTGCCCGTGCCCGATTCCCCGCACCCGGCGATCCTGTCCTACTACAAGCGGGTGCCGGCGCTGAGCGGCGCCGCGCCGGCGAACTGGCTTTTGGCGAGCCATCCCGATGCTTATTTATCGGCGGCCCTGCTGGCGGCGAATACCTACTTGCGGGACATCGAGGGAGTGACTTTGGCGACCGCCGAACTGGCCGACATCATTGCGTCGATGCAACTGGCCGATGCCATCGACAAGACCTCAACCACGCCCATCGTGCGGGCGCAACCGATTTAAGGAGTACCCAATGGAACCTGATGAGATATGGCGCGACTTCAACCCCGACACCGAGCGGGTCTATAGTAAGCCCGGTGGGCCGCTGACCCGGATCACGGTGCCAGAGCGCGTGATTGCGCTGCGGTCCATCGAACCAACGGACGAGGAGATGGCGGCGGGCGACACCTTCGGGAGCCGCAACCGGCTGGCCGCGCAGTACGCCGGCGAAGGCGACATCATCGACACCCAGATCGATGTCTGGGGCTGGGGTGCCGCCAACACCTACGAGTCCCGTCGTGGCTATGGCTACGAGACGGTGCCTGACTGCCTGGGCCGGTGCCAGATACACACCATGCCGGCGGAGGTTCCGACAACCGTATGAGTACCCTGCACTTCATCCTCATTCTGCTGGCCCTGGTGAGCTTCCTGGTCGCCGCCGCCAGCACGCCCACAGGCCGGTTGAACTGTACGGCCCTGGGCCTCGCCCTCTGGGTAAGTACGCTACTCATTCCGAGGTAACTACGTCATGCCCAATACACCTAACTTCGCCTGGAACCAGCCGACTATTGGCGCGGATCTGGATGTGTGGGGCGACGAGTTGAATGCCCAGTCGAATGCCATCGACGCGGAGATGTTTCTCAAGGCGAACAAGGCCAATCCGGTATTCACCGGGGCGATAACCGCCCCGGCTTTCATCGGCAACCCGAACGCGGTCCTGCGGCCCACGGTAGATGGGGTCAACGCGATTCAATTCCAGAATCAATCCGGAGGGGTCTTTGCCTGGATGGATACCGTGGCGCAGAAGCTGCGCGTGCCGATTATCGTGGGTGGTCCGAGCGTGCAGTTGCGCCCGGAAACGGACGGCACCGCCGCTATTCTGTTCCAGAATGCCGCCGGGACGGTTGCCGCCGCTGTCGATACGGTCAACAACCGGCTTATTGCCGGGACGGGCGGGGTCCGTTCGCCTATATTCAGCGGGGATCCTGTCATCCTGCAACCAGTTACGGACTCTTCCGCCTCAATCCAGTTTCGGAATTCCGCCGGGACGATACTCGCTACTGTTGACACTATCATCAACACGTTCAGTATCAGCGCCATAGTCTGTCCTTTGCTCCTGGGCAATCCCAATATGATCTTCCGCCCCACCGGCGGCGGCACCACGTTCCAGTTCCAGAACGCGGCAGCGGCGGTTATAGCCAGCATCGACACTAGCGTCCAGGCCATGTCCATCCCGGCCATGATCTGCCCGTTGTATACCGGGGCGAGCGTTGCTATTCGGGCGACTACCGATGCCGCCGCCGCCATTCAGTTCCAGAACGCGGCGGGAACTTCCATCGTAGGCATTGACACCCACATTGCGAAAGTTAATATATCCGGCGCTGCGCAGGTATCCGCCGATCTGACTCGCCAGTTGCTTCTGACCAGCTTGAGCGATCCGACCGGCAAGCAGATGCGCCTAGGTTATGACCTGTCTAACAACACGGCAGTGGTGGAAGGTCTTTTAGGCGGGTCCGGCGTCTTTCTACTCTTGAATCCTACCGGCGGGAATGTGGGAGTGGGGCTTAATTCTCCGGCAATGCACCTTCATATCTCCGGGGCCGGGGCGGTTGAGATTGGCGCGTTTACTCCATCGGTTAATCTGCACAATTCCGTCCTGATCACTGACGCCGCTGGCGCGGGGTATACCGGGGGAGCGTTGGTCCTAGGCTCGGGGGTGAGTAACTTCGCCGCCATTCGAGCTAGCTTCCGCGACGGAACGGGGAATGGCGCGGGGACGCTGGTGTTTTACGTTCGCACAAGCACCGCATCCCTTGCTTTGGCCGAAGTGATGGAGCTGACCAATACCGGGACGGTTCGCCTGAATACACTCCCGTCCTCCAGCCCCGGCGCGGGTTCCAGGGCGCTCTGGTATGACCCCGCTGATGGCAACCGGATTAAGTTCGCAGCATAGAAACGAGGAATTATGACTTACGAAGAATCAGCGGCCCTGATGCAGGACATCGTCTTCCGGGGGCGCGTCAAGGTGGCCGTCCTGAAGTATGCCGATTCGATCATGATCGAAGCCGCCAGCGTGCCGGGGCATACATCCCGGCTGCGTTGGGCGCAATCAGCGTTCCAAGCACCGGACCAAGTGGCCGGTCAGACGCAGCCGCCCGTGATCATGGACCCCGCCGTGCAAACCGCAGGCGCGGCCATCACCGATCTTGCCCTTCAGGGGGCCGTGGAAGGGGTCATAAACAAGACCGTATGAACGAGCAAGAGCAGGAACAAGACATACAAGCCGCCGCTGAAACGTATCCGCTCGACGACGCGGCCATCGAGATTATCGCCGAATTGAACCAGCAGGCGGCGGCGTCAAACGCCGCGCTGCAAGGCGTCCTGTCGTTATTCGCCCGTCAACAGAAGCTCCAAGGTAAATGGCAACTCGCGCCCAACGGGAGGGAATTAGTCAAAGCGCCATGAAGCTATTCGAGGTCGGCATTCCACCGGGCATTCTACGGCTTGGCACCGAGTTGCAATCGGCCAACCGCTGGTGGGACTGTAACCTCGTCCGGTGGAATGAGGGCGTCCTACAGCCCTTGGGCGGCTGGATTGGATTGTACTCCAATGTCACCGGCCTGCAAATGGCGGTTACCGGCAAGGCCCGTGGGGCGCACGCCTGGAGGGATAACTCCAACACCCCGTTCCTGGCCATCGGGACGCACACCGGCCTCTTCCTTTGCACGGGCGTCGAGCTATTCGACATCACGCCCGTGGGCCTGACTCCAGGCCGCGACGACACCCGCGCCTTTTCGGGCTACGGCGTGGGTATCTACGGGCGCGGCCTTTATGGCACGCCCCGGCAAACGGCCGGCGCGACGGCGCTGGCCACCACCTGGAGCATGGATAACTTCGGGCAGACGCTGCTGGCTGTCCATTCCGACGACGGGCGGCTGATGCAGTGGACCGGCGACCCCAATATCAAGGCCCTGCCGGTCGTCGCCACCACCGGCACCGTGCCGACCGGCAACCGGCTGGTGCTGGTGACTGAAGAACGGTTCTGCATGTTGATGGGAGCGCGTTCCGACCCCCGCCGACTGGAGTGGTCATCGGCGGAGGACTTTACAGCCTGGGCCATATCGGCCACTACCTCCGCCGGATTCCTGACCCTGCAAACTCCCGGCGTCATTCGCACGGCCTGCAAGGTGCGGAAACAAAATCTGATCCTGACTAACGTCGATGCTCATGTCGCCAACTATGTCGGATACCCCGCCTTCTATGGTCTGGAACGGGTGGCGACGGGGTGTGGCGCGATCAGCGCCAACTGCCTGGAGTCCTTTGACGACACCGCATATTGGATGGGGCATGGGTCATTCCACAAATACGATGGGACAGTTACTCATGTGTTGTGCGCCGTCAATGATTATGTCTTCAAAGACCTGAACACCGCGCAGCAAGAGAAGGTCTATGCCGTCAAGATTCCAGGGCTGGACGAGATCATCTGGTTCTATCCGAGCGCCTCCTCTACCGAATGCGACCGTTACGTTCTCTATAACCACATTGCCGACACCTGGGCCATTGGCTCCATGGCGAGGACTTGCGGGGAGCCGAAAGGCGCGTTCCCCTACCCGATTTACGTCAGTCCAGATGGCAAGTTATGGGCGCACGAGACAGGCCGCGACTATGGCGGCGATGTCCCCTTCATCGAATCGGGGCCGGTGGAGATGGGCGACGGCTCCAGGGTTTACGACCTGCTGGGCATCATCCCCGACGAGAAGACGGCGGGACAGGTCCAGGTGCGATTCCGGTCCCGGTATTGGCCGACCGGCCCAGAGACGCACCACGGGCCGTTTCTACTCAGCCAACCAACATCGGTGCGGCTATCGGGCCGGGAGATTTCCATCCGCGCCGAGAGTACGACTCCGAATGCCGATTGGCGCGTGGGCCGCTTCCGCTTCGACCACGTATTGAGGGGGGCCCGATGAAACTCGCCGAACCTCCCGCCAGGTACGACCGCGCCTTCCAGCGGCGAATCCACCATGAGTTGGAGTTGGCCGACGCCGACAATCGCAAACGGCTCCAGGATGTCGAGGTCCACCCGGCCCGGCTCATTCTGCGAAGCCCTAACGGTACGCGCTACTCCGTCACTGTGTCCAATGCCGGCGCCCTCGCCGCCGTGGTGATCCCATGAATATAAACAACCCCTACCGGGTCGATGCTCACCGGGAACGGATAGAGTCAGCCCTGGCCTATTCCGGCGGCACGCATAGCTATGACGATATCGTCGCCGGGATCCAGGATAAACGCTATCAGCTCTGGCCGGGGATCAAGGCTACGGTCCTCACCGAGATCATCCAATACCCGCGGAAACGGGTGATTCACTGCTTCCTGGCCGCCGGCGACCTGGCCGAGATTCATGCCATCCGCACCTGGGCCGAGGAGTGGGCGCGGCGCGAAGGCTGCGACAGCGTGACCATCAGCGGACGCCCCGGGTGGGAGCGGATGTTGCTGCGCGATAAGTACATCAAGCGCAGCGTGACCCTGGAGAAGGATCTGAAGGAGGTGTCCGATGGGAGCCAGCAAGTCAACGACTAACGAGCAGCAGACTTCCGCGATTGACCCGCAACTGAAGGAAATGTACCTCCAGAACTACAGGGACGCGCAACAGGTGGGCCAGGGGGTGACCGACTTCGGGCCGTACCAGGGGCCGCGGGTAGCCGGTCCCACCGATGCCTTCGCCAGCGCCGCCGGGACCGTGGGCGGGATATCGGGCGCCCTGAACCGGGACGTGCCGTCCTGGGCGGCGGGCAACACGCTGAACCGCGCCGAGGGCTGGCTGAACGATGCGGCCAATTACCGCCCGTCGCAGGTTGGTTCTTACGGGTACGATCCTTC